GACCTTTTTAGATAATCTAGCTATTGTATTATCAATAGAAGTATTCAGTTGTGGATTAGTTTTGAAAGCAGCTTGTCTTCTGTTGGGATCTTGTATATTCCTAAACAAAAGTTCTGCGGCATTATCACTTCCTCTTCCTGCTTTTTGAGCATCAAGTAATTTTTTTGTTCCTTCAGGTCCGACAGCATGCGACATTGATAAATTTTCTGGAGTTGCTTCTAATCCTAATTGTCTTAAAGATTCTGCATTTTTTTGTGTATATGCAGTCATCATTCTTTCTTGATTGGGTCCATCGAATAAATCATTGTTAGATAATCCAGCCAATTTGGCTGCTCGTGCTACATTCATAAACTGATATTTACCTGCTGCTTGTCTATTAGATGATCTCATTGTTTCTTGCCAAGCGACAACTTCACCGATTGTATTTTGAGTTACTGGTTTTCCGTTTATCATAGCGCCACCAGCTTTACCGAAAATCGTATCATACTTGCCACCTGATTCACCGGCAGCAATTCTAGCATTATAGTCCGCTTCTTTCGTAGTAAGTTTTTCTGGAGTACCTGTTGCAGTTCTTTCAGAAACTTTTTCGGGTGCGTTCATTTTAGTTGTCGCACTTGACGCTGCAGAAGGAGAAGGAATAGCAGATTTTGATGTGGATGGAGTTACTGTAGTTGTAGCATTTGGGATCTGAGCTGTAGGCGTTGCAGATGGTTTTGATGTAGATGGCGGAACAACTGATGGAGTTGATGGTGTCATCTCAGTCGATGGTTGCAAAGGTGTTTGACTTGGAGTTGATGGAGTAGGTGTTGGGGGTGTTGCTGGAGGGGATTCTGGCATTTCAGGGGTTTCTTTTTTCGTTAAGAAATCGACCAGAGCACCCACTGCCCCAATACCTGCTATTAAAGGGAATCTTTTTAATAGAAATCTTAATGCTGGTAATGATTTTCTTAAAAGGGGTAACACATTTTTTAAATATCCGAAAATCTTTTTAATGGATTTCAGTATTTTTTTTACAGCTGTTAATAGCGAAGTCAGTATAACGGAAAATATTGAACTTGAATCCGATTCAGATTCAGATTCAATTTGAACTTTTTCTACATTAGAAACTGTAGCTATTCTTTCTCGAGCATTTTCTTCTTCTCGTTTTTCCATTCTATCGAATATATTTTTTCGAATATTAAACACGTTTGAAACTTTGTTGTTCAATGATTCCGATTTGATCTTTTCTATTCCCGCCAAATTAACTACAACATCCGTATTTCCAATTAAAAATCTATTCATGCTATTATATCTGCTCGCAACACCACCCTTGATCAAACGTAAGTTTAATTTTTTATTTTGACTTGTAGAAAACGCTGATTTAAAATTAACGTTAGATCTAAGTGCAGCAACACTAGCCATTTGCTCTAGCCTCTCTCTGTTCTTTTTGTTTTTCTAAGTAATCTATTAGGAAATTAACATAAATTTCTCTTTCCCATGGTATCATGGATTCGATTTCAGTTAAACTATATTTGTGATATTGCATAAGAGAAAAATTTAATTTGTAATAGTTTGCTAGATTATTGTGAGAGAGGCTAATTAAAAAAAATCGCCAATCCCCTCTAATGTTACTGAATCCTTTTGTCCACACTTTTTACAAGTGTATTCGAAAGAATGTTTTAATACTGGAATTGTTTTAAAAAAATCCACAACTTTTTCTAAACTTCCAACATTCAAAGATTGCACAAACTGTATAGAATCTTCTAAACTATCTGGATCATATACATTTTCATTATCGAAGACAGTTTCAATACATGAAGCGATTAACTCAATATCTGCAGTATCGTCATTGTTTAATACTTTCATATCTGAAAATCTAGGATATCTAAACATGATCCCCATATCGTCATTAATCATCACTTTACAACTGTGATTTTCTAATCCTTGAACCTTTATATCTTCAATATTGAGTTCGACTTCAGTCACTTCTTTGCATTCTTCATCCTTATAATTTTTTCCACCAGAATGTCTATAGTTTAATTTGATTTGTTCGCCAACAGATTTCGCTCTGATATTTAAAAACAAATACTCAAAATCGAATGATGCTAATTTGGATATATCAAATTTTTCTTCAAGAACGCATGAATTGATTGTATCTTTCATCGCATTCATTATCGTTTCCATATCTTTAGATTCTTGCGCGATCAATAAGTTCTTTTCTTCTTTTACTAAGAATGGTCTATACTTGATCACTTGTTGAGTTGATGGCACAGTCAATGTAAATATTGGTGCTGTAAGTTTTGGCAAAGACATATTATAACCTCACAATTTTAAAATGGTAAAATAGTTTTAGCTGATTTCGCTTGAGTTTGAACTGATCGACCCACTGAAGAAAATGCTCCTTTAACTGTTCCTTTAAATCCGACATTCTTAACAGCGGAAAAAACTGGAGCGAATCTTTGCACGCCTTGAATTGCAGATCTGATTGAAGATAATATTCCGCGGTTGCTCGCAGCTGATGCGTTTTTATATTCTTCAGTATAATCGTAGTAACGCATTTCAACTTGTAGTTTGGTATATGTTTCATCACCCCAAGAAAGAGGGATATCTTGAACTGATATTGGATACACTTCATTCAATGTAACTTTATAAACTTCTTTGATATTATTTTCTTCTTTTTTTAGAAATGGTAAATTGAATCCGAAAGGTGAAGTAAATTTAGAAGTATCAATTCCAGCTATACTAGCAACTTCTTTCACTGTGTCTAGTAATCCGCCACCACCACCTCTTCCCTGAAAATTTGGCGATTCTGCATAAAATTTTATTTCTATGGTTCCAACATAAGAATCATAAAAATAAGAATCATGTAATCCTTCATCTTGTCTAGAAGTTTCTTTATTTCTTCTTCCTCCGATAATTTTATCTTGCCATCTCAGAAAAAAATCACGTTCATACATATCTTCACTCATTATAATTGTCAGAGTAATCGGTTGATACGAAGCTCTATAAGGTATAGTTCTCATAGGACCATAATAATTTTGATCTATTGTAAACAAATTTCTTCCAGGCATATTGACTGATTCAATTCTCAATGGGAAAGCTCTTTCTCTGTCGCTGAATTTTTCAAGATGTTTACAGTTTAATGTGACACTAAAATATTGTCCTTTGGCAAAACCATATTTACCGATTTCAGCTGCGAATTTATCTATCCCGAAAGCGTCGGTTTGATTTGAAGATCCACCACCCTTTGAACCGAATAGTGTATTGAAAAATGAAACGGCCATAATTATATTCTCCCTATGCTTTCAGACCAAACTCTGCCCTGAGAAGCCTTTGTAAAACGTTGTAGTGGCATCATAATAGCTGTATTCCATTCTTCTGGCTGTATTCTAAACAATTTTGAGCGCATATTCGACAACAAATAATGTTTGACACAGGGTTTAAAGAATCTTGTTTTTGAATTGTTGATTAAAATATTATAAGAAATTTGAAGCGATGATGTTGTTTCTTTTAAATCGCCCGTGACATACTGATAAAGATTATTCATCAATCTAGCTCTTAATCTTGGTGGAAGATAATGAACGTTTATTCCAAAAAATCCATCTTCCTGTAAAGCGTATCCACGTTTTCTTGTTGGTTGAAATGGAAATACTAGAGGAAATCTATCATAATAAGGTAATGTTTCCTTGTATTTTGGATCATACTGAAACAAATATAGATTTCCTATCAGCGGAATTCGTGTTCTTCTAGAATTATCTGAGTTTATAATTCTTTTTGGGTCCATATTCAGCTTCATAGCTGTTTCTCTGAACCAATTCGTTGCTTGAGCGGTCGTTATTTGCTGACTTTCGAGTATTTTATCAAAATTCATTTGATACCGAGTTCTTTTTCCGTTAGAATTAGGAATTCCCACTTACGATCCGAACAATATTCGACTGCGGATTTCCATTTTTCACTATTTATACCCCATGTGGCGACCTCTCTAAGATAACTTTTAGTGATACGACTCTTCTTTTGCGGTGGTGTTGTTTGATTTTTTGGCTTTATTTCTATAACTTTAGTTGTCACATTACCATATTTGTCTCTAACTTTAATCTTGAAGTCGGGAAAATAACGATGTATCTTATTGTCGAGGGGTGAACGATAAGGAATCCAAAATTCTTCAGACGACCACTCTATAATATTTTCATTCAGATCAAAATATTTCATAATTTTTAGTTCCCAAGAGGATCTAAAAATAATGCGTGTAGGATTTCCACGATATTTTGATGGATTTTTTGGAGTAAATATCCCTTTTAACGTTTTCATATTATCCTAGTGACTCAAAATAACAATTATGATTAACTATGTATTTAACGAATAAATAGTTGATCAAAAATGGAGAAGTATATGCCTCAAATCCAAAGATCTGCAACAGCTACAGCACCGCTCAATGCGTTAGAAAATAAAGAAACATCTAAGAACTACGCATTTCCAGCAGATAAAACACAACTTTTTCATAGATTAGAATTAACTGTTCATCAGTTTAAAAAAGAAAGTCGTGAAAAACCAAATACGAGTAAAGTTGTTGGAACTATAACATTACCGATACCTACAGAACTACAAGATTCATTATCAGTATCGTATAATCCAGTTGAACTCGGTGGTGTTGGAGCCGAAATAGTTAGAGCCGTCAGAGATTTAGGACAATCGACCGTAA